TCTTCCTCTTAAAGCATTACTTCGTTGTGCTTGTTCTCGTTGTTTTTCATATTCTTCATTCTCCAACTCAGCAAAAGCAGCCCAACTTATCATTTCTTCCATAGTCAAAGTATCACATAGTTCAGCTACAGTTTTATGTAACATCTTTGCTAATGAAAATAAAAACTTCCAATCGTTATTAGCTTTTTAAATCGGCTTTAGCCTCTTCAACCCCCTTGTCAGCACCAGCATTAATCATCGCCAACTGTATCTGTTCAAGAACAGATGCTTCAACTTCTCTTCTTAATGAAGCCTTATCTCCATCTTGAAATAACCTTGCACCATCTTTATCTAATGATTTTTCTATCATCATCTGCAACGCATAATCATTAACATCATCAGAATTTGATTTTTTTTGTATTGCTTCTCTTTCTGCAATAGTTAAAGGATGCCAGTAAACAGTGAGGATGATTTTATCATCTTGTTTTACATCATGCTTGTAAAGTTGTGAAACTCCAAACTTGTTTTTGAGAAGGTCTACGGCTCGTGTCATTTTAATATATAACTGATATTAGTATACTAGGCATTTGCCGTAAATTG